TACAGAATATGTTGAAGCGTTAAAACAACATTTCGGAGTTGAAGAATGAACGAACGAATTGAAGAATTTGCTAAAGACTGTAAAATCCTCGGCGAGAAAGAATTTGCCGGCAAGGTTGTGGGATTTAACTACAAAAAGTTCGCCGAGTTGATTGTTCGGGAATGTTTAGACATTAGCCACCGAGAATCTCACTTGCCTAACACAGTTTTGTTTGACGAGCGTAGTGACAAGTTTATCAAAGACATACATAACCGTGTTGCTAGAGCAACAAGGGAACATTTTGGAGTTGAAGTATGAAAATTCTAGGAGTACGCTGGTTCAGCGGTCGTAGTAGTATTGGTATCGTCCAATACATTGAAGATGAGGAAGTGTCACTATATCGTCAAACAGGTGATGCTGACTACAAGTACTATATTGGTTTAGGCTTGGGTCATGACGAAAGAGAAGATATGCAAACCATCGCTGATTGGGGCAGCACTTTTGATAAGGCTGCAGGTGATGTTTTGTTCAAAGTATATAAAGGAGAACCCATTTGAGTAATATTGATTTAAACAAATACAAAGATTTTGTAGAGGCTGTAACAAGCCGTCCTAGTAACGACTTGACTGATTTTATCAATCGAGTAGATAATCTAGATGCGAACGAGTTAAACATTAACGTCCCGTTGTTGATGACTGCTTGTTTTGGCTTGGCAGCAGAAGCAGGTGAGTTTATCGAAGTGCCCAAGAAAATCATTTTTCAAGGTAAGCCACTTGATGCTGATAACGTCTTTCACATGAAGCGTGAACTCGGTGATGTAATGTGGTACTGGATTAATGCTTGTCGTGCATTGAATCTTGACCCTAACGAAGTCATTGACGAGAATGTGCGCAAGCTAGAATCACGTTATCCAGGTGGTTCGTTTGATGCACATTATTCAGAGAATCGTAAACAAGGAGACCTATGAATATCCAATACCCTAAATTGCCGTTTGTTAAATTAGCCCCGCAAACTTTTTATCCCCTTAAGGGAGTTTCAATTCCAGCAAAGTCGATGCGTAACTCGGGCACAGTTGGTAGATATCTTGACAATTTAATCAAGACACACTTAAAAAATCCAAGTCATTTGTCAACCGTAGTTGACCTTAGTAAGTTTGGAGTTGAAATTAAATCTAAAGACACCGACACTAATACCTCTTGGAGCATAGGTTCGATGACTATTAGAGATATCGTCAACACCCCGTATGTTAATTCTGCTATCTACCAGAAAATGCAGGCGTTGTTACTGGTAACAACTGATGATAAATTTAGAGTGGTTACTAATACACTATTAGTGTATTTGGATATGGATGAAGTACAATGCTTGATTCACGACACTTATGAAGATTTGAGAAGCCAACTCACTGTAATTTGGAATGCATATTTACAAAAAGTCAACGCTCATCTCGCGGCGGGCGAACTAGCTCAGGCACAGGAACCTATTCAATTCAAGCCTTGGTTTAATGTTAAAGGTGAGTATGGTATGTTCGAGTACATGTCCGGTACTTCTCTCCAATTCAGAGTATCACAGCGACAAATGACCTTCTTAACGGATACTGCGCTGAAAACTCAAGGGTTTTCTCGGATATTTGCAGAATAATGGCATACTTTCCATTTATATGTATACATTGTCACTATGAGATGCGATACATAAACATGGATAAACCCAACAAAGATTGGGTCAGAGAGTGTCCTATCTGCGATGGGACCGAAGGAGAGCTGGATCACTGGGTTAAGCATAAAGAACTTAGCTCAGGTGATATTCCTTTTCTCCGCTTCATGCACGGTAAGAGCCTGCAAAAACAATAATTGGTTTATAGGTAATCCACCACCTTAAAGCGTGGCGATATTCCGTCCTCATCGTGGTGCGACGGTAGAAGCGTAACCAACGCATATTTATGGGACTACCACCTGATGCTTAAACGTCTACCCTCTGCGTAGAAACGTTTCCCATATCTTAATAGTTGAATGTTGCCGGGTCATGGTAATTGCGATAGAGGGCCCGGGCTGGTTAGATTTTCCCGATGAATTATAGTCTAACATAACAGCGAATACAGCAAATTCCCTTTACGGGTTAGCGAGACATAGACAATCCTCCGCTATAATTTTTGAATTCATCGTCGCCTATAGTTCCTCAAGAATGTTTTTTGGCTTGTAGATTTTATATCTACTCGCCATTGCCTAAGAATATCTTAAACAACTCCTAATCAATAACCCACAGACAAAACCCATAGATATAACCCATTGAATTTTCCGATAAATAATATATCCGGAGAATATACATATGGCTTACACACTTGATGAACTAAAAGATGAAATGTTCACAAATTTAAAATTACGTCTAGGTGATGGTATCGTAGATATCGAAATTGACCCAGCGCATTTTGAAACGGCATATAAGTATGCATTAAAAACATATAGACAACGGGCTCAAAATTCTACTGAGGAATCTTATACTTTACTAACCCTCGAAGCCCACAAACACACTTATGTCTTACCTAATCAATTTATAAACGTAAGACAAATGTTTCGTAGAACAGTTGGTATGGAGACAGGTCCTGCAGCTAGTTCGTTCGACCCCTTTTCCTCGGCTATTTTGAACACTTATCTATTGAACTACAATCAAGCAGGTGGTTTGGCTACGTATGACATGTACGCAAGTTATGTAGAATTGTCAGCACGTATGTTCGGTGGCTATGTAGTATTTCAGTTCAATCCAGTTACAAAAGAACTAAAAATCATGCGTGACCCTAAAGGCTCAGGTGAACAGGTTCTTATTTGGGGTGACTTAGAGAAGTCAGAGTTAGTCTTGTTACAAGACCCGGGTGCAGGTGTTTGGATCACAGATTGGACTTTGAGCGTTCTTAAAGGCATGATTGGTGAAGCACGTGAGAAATTCGGAACCATTGCTGGTCCAGGTGGCGGCACAAGTTTAAACGGTACTGCAATGAAAGCAGAATCAAAAGCAATGCAAGACCAGTTACTTGAAGACTTGAAGCGTTACGTTGACTACTCACAGCCATTAACTTGGATACAAGGCTAACCTAACAGCTTTTTATTCGGTCTAGAATCATGTACAATAAGTACATATATGATTCTAGGCGTAACAGGATTGATAGGCTCCGGTAAAGACACTATCGCTGATTATTTGGTCACAACTCATGGTTTCAAACGTATTTCGTTTGCCGCGAGTTTGAAAGATGCAGTCTCAACAGTCTTCGGTTGGGACAGAGACATGCTAGAAGGAACAACTAAAGCTAGCCGTTTATGGCGAGAAGAAGTTGACGAATGGTGGAGCGAACGTTTAGCTATGCCAGAACTTACCCCAAGGTGGGTACTACAACACTGGGGTACAGATGTTCTTAGAAATCATTTCCATACTGACATATGGGTTGCATCAGTGGAAAACAAACTTAGACAGACTACTGACAACGTTGTTATCACTGACTGTCGATTCTCAAACGAAGTAAACGCAATCAAGGGAGTAGGCGGCACAACTTGTAGAGTTATCAGGGGTGAAAACCCTATATGGTATCAGTCAGCAGTTGATTACAATCGTGGACCTAATGGTAATGCAGGATGGGCAGTTGGTAAACGTGTACTAGACAAGCACAAGATCCATGCTAGTGAGTATAGTTCAGTGGGATTAAATTACGACCACTATCTGTCAAATGACGGGTCCATCATAGACTTGCATGAACAGATTGAAAAGTTAATCAACCTCTAAATCACCACGACGCCAGTTAACTTCTTTACGCTTAACAACCTCAATGCAGTTGAGACATACAGACCGTAAATTTGTTAGCTGGGTATTCTCTAAGTCCCCGTCAATATGAAAGACGGTAATCTGACTACTTAACAAACTCTTAAAGCCGCATAAGTCACATGTGGCTTTTTTCTTATAACCACTCTTTTGCCAGTGGTTTTTTCTTGGTTTAAGTTTGTTTTTCTTTCTCCCGCATTCGTCACATATACTGCGATAGTGGGTGACACCTGCACGAATGTAGTTAACTGCACAATAGTTTTTGTTACAAGTCTTGCAGATAGGTCTCATGCTGTATTTAGTTAATATACACCTTCGAAGGTACGGTTATTGGTACTTTTTATGATTTTCTACTAAATAATAGTACACTAGGGAGTTAACCCTCACAATCATAACATAAAGGAAATAAATATGGCACTAGTATCACCAGGCATTGAAGTAAACATTATTGACCAAAGTCAGTATCTACCTTCATCCTCAAATTCAGTTCCGCTAGTAATCTTGGCAACTGCTCAAAACAAAGCAAATGCATCAGGTACAGGCGTGGCAACTGGAACATTGCAATCAAATGCAAACAAACTATATCAAGTAACAAGCCAACGTGATTTGGTGACATTGTTTGGTAATCCGTTCTTCTATAAGACAACTACAGGTACTCCAATTCATGGTTACGAATTGAACGAATACGGTTTGATGGCAGCGTACTCATTGTTGGGTACAACAAATAGCTGTTATGTCGTTCGTGCAGACGTTGACCTAGCAGACTTAGTAGGTAAAGTAACTCGCCCAATCGGCGAACCAGCTGACGGTACTTATTGGTTAGACACAACTAACACAGCTTGGGGCATTTATGAATTCAATGCAACAACTGGTAAGTTTGTAAACAAAACTCCAATTATCGTTTCTAGAGATTCTGACATTGATAACTTAGTTCCTGCTGATTCAGTAGGTAACAGAGGTGATTATGCTATCATCCCTACACAAACAACAGGTAGCCCATTAAGCAAGTCAACGTACTTCTACAAGACTCTAGCAAATACATGGGTAGCATTAGGTAGCAGTCTTTGGAAAAACAGTATTGCAACAGCTACAGGTACATTAGCTCCTGGATCTCTTACTGCAGGTGACACTATTAACATCAACGTTAATAACCAGTTCACTACTCCAGTAACTGTTCCTAGCTCACCTAACAACACTGTTGCTGGTCTAGCAACTGCAATCAACAACTTGAAAATCGGCGACCTAAGAGCTGACGGTTCTTCAAATGTATTGAAGTTGTATTACAGTCAATTCGGTCCTAACAAGTTCATTCAATTATCAAGCAGCCAAACTGTGTTGAACACTTTGGGATTAGCTACTACTCCTTACTTTGCTCCTGAAACCGTATATGGTGCATCATCACAGATGCCATTATGGTCAGCAAGTCAGGCGAGACCACACCCAACAGGTTCTGTATGGGTTAAGTCAAGTGCTGCAGGCTCAGGCTTAGATTTGTCTCTAGCAAAGTATAGCACTACAACAGGTTCTTGGTCAAACAAGACTGTTAATGCATATGCGGCAGACAGTCAAGCAACTTCGTTACTAGACCCAAGCGGCGGCAAGTCTATCCCGGCAGGTACTATCTATGCTAACGTTTATTCTCGTGGTTTAAACCCAGAATCTGGTTTTATTCTATATGAGCGTTTGACAACCGGTGCTACTGTAGTTACGGGCTCTATCACTGATCCTGTATTGACTATTGGTCAGTTCATGGGAGTTGGTGTAAGTGTTCCTGGTTCTGCTACGGTTCAAACATATAGCTTCACTACCACAGGCACAACTGCTTCTCAGTTTGTTACTGATTGGGCTGCGACAGGCATTCCATACACTACTGCTGTAGTTACAGATAGTGGTGCTGTTCAATTGACTCACACATTAGGTGGTGAAATTTATTTGAACGACAAAGATGTAGTAAACAACCAATCATCTGGTTTAGTTGATGACTTAGGTTTCATCGTTGATGTAACTGCAGGTGTCAAACGAGGCATCAACGCATTGTTCACTCGTGCAAGTGTTGACCAAACTAGTACAGACGGTACCGGCACTGGTGCTTCCTTCAGCATCACTGTTTCAGGTCTAAACTATGTAGTTAACAGCGGTTTAGGTGGAACTGGTTATGCTATTGGTGATTTGATTACTATCAGCGGAACAAACTTCGGTGGTGTTGACGGTGATAACGATGTAGTACTATCAGTACAATCAATCAGTGGTTCAGGCTCAACCGGTCCAGTAACTAAAGTAGCATTGTATTCAGGTACAGTAGCATACGAATCTGCGTTCAATATCCAATTGAGTAACTGGCAAGCAATTGACTTTACTCCAAGTGCAACAGCTCCTGCAACATTACCTGCAGCAGACACACGTTGGTTCTTCTCTGTTATCGACCAAGTTGATATCATGGTAAACAAGAACGGTGTATGGAAAGGTTATCGTACAGTAGCATTTGACTCAAATGGTCATCCAGCTAACTCAGGTGTTCCTTCTACTGACCCTGCAGGCCCTATCGTTAGTGCTACTAGCCCTACTGCTCAGTCTGACGGTACTGCTTTAGAGTATGGTGATTTATGGATCGACTCAAGTGACTTAGAGAATTATCCTCTAATCAGCCGTTGGGAACAATCTGATGGTGTGGATCAATGGGTATCTGTTGATATCACAGACCAAACTAGTTCTAACGGTGTTCTATTTGCAGACGCACGTTGGGGAACAAGTAGCTCAGTAAATCCAGTAACTGGTGAAATGCCAGCAATCACTGATTTACTAGTTTCTAATAACTTAGACTTAGATGCTCCAGTAGCAAGTGCTTACCCACAAGGTATGTTGTTGTTCAACACACGCCGCTCAGGTTACAACGTTAAGCAATTTAAGACAAACTACTTTAATGGTATCGACTTCGCAGGTCAAGCATTGCCTGCAGTTCCATATACATGGGTATCAGAGTCTGGGTTGAAAGCTAACGGTTCAGCTTACATGGGTCGCAAAGCGCAACGTGCTCTAGTAGTCCAGTCATTGCGTGAAGCAGTTGCTACTAACATGAGCATTCGTGAAGAAGACACCTTCTTCAACCTGATTGCAGCTCCTGGTTACCCAGAATTGCAACCTGATATGGTATCATTGAACAATGACCGCAATAATACTGCGTTCATCGTGGGTGACACACCATTACGTTTAGCTGACCAAGCAACTGGTTTGTCTAACTGGGCTAACAACGCCAATAGCGCAACAAGCACAGGTGAAGACGGTTTAGTTACACGTGACACTTACTTAGGTATTTTCTATCCAAGTGGTATCACAACAGACTTGACTGGTTCAGAGATTGTAGTTCCTGCATCACACATGATGCTACGCACATTCTTGCGTAATGACCAAATCGCTTATCCTTGGTTAGCTGCTGCCGGTACACGCCGTGGTAACATCGACAATGCTACAAACATCGGTTATATTGATGCAGTAAGCGGAGAGTTCCAAGTAGTTAAGAATCGTATGTCAATTCGTGATGTATTGTATTCTCATCAAATCAACCCACTAGCGTTCTTCACAGGCGTAGGTTTGTTGAACTATGGTAACAAGTCAAGCTATGATAGCCAATCAGCATTGGATCGTATCAACGTTGCTCGTCTAATTTGCTACATCCGTGAGCGTTTACAAGTGGCTGCTCGTCCGTTCGTATTCGAACCAAACGACAACTTAACTCGTGCTCAGTTGACTGGTGTAATTCAATCATTATTCATCGACTTGGTTACAAAGCGCGGTTTATATGACTACTTGGTTGTTTGCGACACAAGTAACAACACACCTGCTCGTATCGACAGAAATGAGTTATGGATAGATA